CGGGGTGATCTCGGCATCGTTCGCGTTTCTTGGAGTTCAGGCTGCGCAGAGCAAACGCTCTACGCCGCGCCATTAGTTCCAAAAGAACTGGTGACTGAGAGAAGAGTAGGAAGCTGGACTCAAACCCATTAAGGGAGAGATGAAAAGCCTACTACAACTCCATCGATCTGTCCTATTAGATATAGGACGCCAACGCTCGATCGACATCGCTAGAGACTGGAAAACAGTCTCTAATAGGTGTGAAGACGAGGGTGATAGCTACTTAACTATCACCTTGCCAACCTTTGCTAAAGCTCTCGAAAGAGGTCTTGAGCAAGGATATTGGCCGAAGCGAGATGAATACCCGAATTTCAGGTATCATCAAGGGCTCCCCGTTTTTATGCGAGGTTTCCTTCTTCGTGTCTTCGATGAGAGTGGACGTCTCCGTCCCGACCCGGATACTAACTGTATCCGCGATATACGCCAGTTCTGCCTTCTTACTCAGAAGGTAGAGCGCGAGTGCACTCCGGAGAGAATCCGTAATGCATTCAGCGTATTTGTCGAGACTGACAGTCAACTTATGGGCCTGCCGGGGCGTATAACCCCCACGCGCCTCCTCAAATTTGAGAGGGCGGCCCATAAGTTGTTCGGGGACATGTTCCAACACTGCGATCGCTTGATCGCAGAATTTGGACTTGTACCCCGCCACGGTGCAGGAGCAGTAGCCGAACGCCTTTCTCAAAAAGAAAAACGTTCATATGACTACTGGACAGATCGCCTTGAGGCGGTCTTTCCTTCCTGGCGGTATACGAGTAATACTCGTTACCGTTCATCTGTGGCTGTCACCCCAGACAGTGAAATACCCGTTAGGGTAATCACTGTGCCCAAAACCCAAGCTACTCCTCGCATTATCGCTATTGAGCCTTCCTCTGTGCAGTATGCGCAGCAGGGACTCAAACGTGAAATGTATGAGTGGATTGGGCGAGGATCCTTAAGTAAGATCCTCGGGTTCCATGACCAGACCAGAAATCAGGAGATGGCGAGGCGCGCTTCCCTTACGGGTAAGTTTGCCACGCTTGATCTTTCTGAAGCTTCTGATCGAGTCCACTGGTTCCTTGTGTACACGATGCTCAAGCGTTACCCCCATTTGTGGGAGTTTGCTTGGGCGACCCGCAGTACACGGGCGGATGTTCCTGGACACGGTGTAATACCGCTTCAGAAATATGCATCCATG